CCGGCGGCCACCACGAAACCCCTGGAGTGATTAACTCCATATTTATCGTGGTCATAGTACTCAGGCGCACTTCAATATTTATGGTATAGGGTGATACGAATATCCCCCATACCGGTGTTCAAACAAACGAACATTTCAACAAGAAATATTAGTGTCGACCTTGTTTAGCTAACTTTTCCAACATAGATGCCCCTCTCACTCCCGTCAGGGAAGAGATTCGGCTCTCGCTACATCTACTTATCATAATGGCCCTTCCGTATTCTTGAGTATTCAGGATTCGGACTCTTTTCAAGTCTACCATTATCATTTTTCCCAGTTACAGTTTGATCAAGCCTTTCGGCTTCTCGTACCACATCGCCAAAGGTGAAACCTTCGACAACGGTGGTCTTACCGAGTCATCTCATAAATGGAGATTTACCAAACTTGCTGCCAAACCAGGATCTAGAGGTGCCCGCAATGCTGCGTTCATCCCCTTCCATACCTGCACCAATAACAGCGGGTTACGGACCCAATGAGCAGACTCACTGGAGGCCCGGTCCTCAGTTATTGGGGGTAGGACAAGATTATCCAACCGCTCTTCTATTTCGAAGAAGCGGATGTGGAACAACTCAATAAATGAGAATACGTTCCGAGGGTCAAAGGTTAAGACCATTGACTCCTCATAAATCTTGGTTAGATCCCGCTCTAGTGATGCCAACTCCCGGTGCGCTTCTTGCGCCCGATCGTAGTACATCCACATAGAGATCATCGACCTCGTTCTTTCACTTATCAGATCCAAACGACTGGAAACAGGAGACTGTGGTCGGAACTGGGCTTGCGTCCAGTCCAACAACAGCCCTCCCGCTTCATCCGTAAAGTCCGCCTCCGATTGGCCCATAGCTTCAGCAAAGGTAATCCAATCCCTTTGCTTTGCCTCTAGGGCGTCTGCAAGACGGTTCTGCTGGAATGCTAAGTACCACCAGAGGGCGGCCGGTCAGTTCTGCCTTTGTTCGTTGGAACGCACCGAAGTGAGTTCCACAAATTCAGAAAGACCAGTCTCACCAACAATGGGGACATTAGTCATTAACAACAGATTACGGATTCTAGGTGACATCTTAGTAAAACTAGACATCACACTAGACTTCGCACGGTAGCCTCATCCCATAATGGACATCAGACCCGACAATTTAAGGTAATATTTTTCCCCAAATTGTAGTAATGAGGAGATGTTTCCCCGAGCCGCAAAGAGTTCTTTGAACGGCACCGGAGAGCAATCCTCCCCATTGAGAAAGTATCGCTTAGCAAACTCCAAGGATCCCTTTCGAGATACCAAGGATTTCTCTAACCCGATACCAACCCCCAATTGATCCATTAACAGGAGATATTCTCGCGCGACGCGACCATTGGCGATTACAATATCGTCACCAAGGACCGCATAATCGCTGAATCAATACTTGCTTCCCACACCTCCAGATTTTACAACGGACAACTCATAGATCGGGATAACCCCGGCCCTTAGAGCCGCTCATTGCACTATCAAGTGGTGTGTCAATGCCAGCATTGCCCAAGAGGACAATGCCCCCATCGGTTGTCCGACGGCATATCTCAAGGATTGCTTCTGACCATGCGCATTAAGCACATAATCACGTCCCACAAGTAGACTCTTTCAAGTCTCCGCAAGCGACCCCATATAGGGAGCCAACAAACGGACCTGAAGGTCTACCGGTAGACGATCGGTTGCGGCCGATAAATCATAACACCAGAACTTGGTTTTACCCAAGCCCTGGAGTCGCTTTATCGGCCTCAACTGATCGAAAGTACCGTCTTGAGGTATTTTCTTTAAATGGTCGAATAACATATCGTGGAGAGGTTTTAATAACCAATTAGTCCACGCATCGACCATGGCAAAGACTCTTACCTTCCCTGCAGCCTCATGTTTCATACCCAGTTTACCCAAGGGTGCGCCCGCGAACGGACGTGGATCCTCAGTTACCTGGAATAGGTAGTCCATGAGAAGATCATTCCCAGTCTGCTCACACCAATCCTCAAAAAGGTGGAGCGGACCGGAAACTCACTCGTAAGCCGCTCTGACTATTCCCAAAAGACTAGTCGATCTTTGTGAAGGGATATCCCGACTCATCTCCAACCCACGCTCTTTACAGAACGCGTGGGCGGCTGCCTTCGAGATTCCTATCTCGTACCCAGCTAGTGTGGATCCATCTGCATTAAGTAGACGGCATCCCCGCTCAGGATGTGAGACCAGGGCCACACGATTTTCATCGTAGAATCCCCCATCAACAGACGCTAGCCCCCCGGAAGTACCAGAGGACTTGGCTATAGAGAAGGGTTTAGCTTCGAAGCTAGTCCCCGAATAATTAGCTCAGGGATTGACACCCCAAAATGAACCGATCACTCGATCCACCTCAGAGTTCAAACCTGACCAATCTTTACCCGGATCAGTGATGGTTGACAGTTTCAGTTTACCTTCAAACTCCAAAACCCTATAAAGGGATAATAAAGTCAAAGTCACCCTAACTGCCATCCGATCACCTTGACGGATTTTAGATCTCACTATACGTGGGATCATCCGAGGAAGTCCTCCCTTTGTTCTTGCTACAGCTACACCCAGAGACTGGGTGGATGGTATTTTCATACCACCAGCCGCCTGCATCACTAGGATGTGACACGCCTTCAAGTATTTCACAAGAAAACGCACCCCACCTTTGCTAGCAAGCGACTTGCAGAACCGAACGAAGTAGAGGTTCTGTCTAATTAGTCCGTTTGTTCTACGACCTACCACAACTGTAGTAATTCTTACGAATCACTCCAGCATGGTTCTTCCAGATTTTACTCTGAAAATGCCATTAAGCTTGGTAGCTAATAGCTTTGAAATACCACTCTGAGTACCATGACTTATAGGAACATTACGTTTCATTTCATCACAGTAGACAGAGGACTTAATCGTTTTACATCAGAGGCTTTCAAGAGAACAGCTTACTGCTCGCCCGCCGTTGGGCCCAATGGGCCACGTCGGTACTAAAACGCAACGGGTTCCCTCACTCACTTGATGAATTTCTTCCAAAGTTTTCGCGCGATAGCTTAACCTTCAGTTTCGACCCAAAAAGAGTCGGCTGCAGGCAGTGTGTTTACACATTGGTCTCGCGACAATATAGGAAGTTAGACGTTATAATTTCTTACCCATCTAACACCTACCGGTGTTTTGCCTCTTTTATTTCGGTTATCTAGTCTCCTTCATAGAAGGATTTCGTCCTACTCTATCAAAAGCTTGCACCAAACATGGGACTCGGGCAGGGCCGAAAGGCTCTAGCACACTCCAATTGAGGAGAATACTAGGTACAAACGGCCCCACTAGGGGTCAGTTTACCTAGGTACAGCCA